TGAATCTGTAACCGAGTTGGCAACAACTCTGAAGGCAGGTGTTGTGGAGTTCAATACTCTCCCTCTAAAGGCAACCCGACCGTCAATTTTACGCCGGGGATTCTTAGGACAACGATGGCAAGTGTCCTTAGGGGGTAAGTTAACTGCCCGTACCACAATGCCACTCTTAGTTTCACCTCCTTTGCCTGGAAGGGCGAACCGGAAGAAATTGGAGGAGGTTGATACAAAGTGGTATGTCAATAGATGTCGTCTCAATCGTCTACCCATAAGCCTTTGGGGCCATTGGGTGAAAACCAATTCACAAGGTGAATGGTTATGGGACAAACACGGGCAACCCGGCACCATTGCAGGGGTTGCTAACAATCTCCAAGCACCACTGGGTGCTGGATGGTTGGAGACAGAGAACACTCACTTTATCGTCGCTAATAGTGCGTTATATCGTGATCAATTGCCTCTTGGAGGCCTCCGTCTTTCGCCGCGAGGATTTGCCATCTTTTGGCGCCAGTTATTACCACATAAGCAAGCAGACTGGGCAAAAGGGATGCAACGCCTCACACAGGACATCAGGAATTGGCTTGAAAATGTTGATCACAACATGCCTGATGCCACAGAGTATCAAATCCAAGCCATGACACCGGACACCACGCCAGTGTCTAAATCAAGACCAAGTGTAAAGCAGGGAGGTTCCCGGATCCTCCGTCACAAACGGGAAGGCACAACAAGTTTTGAAACAGATGACCGACTTACTCGTCTCCGCGCTTGGTACGAAAGGTCCAACCCATCTACATTATATAATATCGCCAAAGAACAGTTCGGTTCTTTGTGGACCAGCTGCCCGGTAGAGTATCGACAGCACATGGTCCCGTTATTAACATGGGTTGTTTCAAAACAATTTCTAGGCCCGACTTCTATAAATATGTCGGTGCCAGGTTCGGTTGAATGGTCAACAGCAAAGAAACTCTCAACGGAACTGAGTCTCGTTCCCCCTCTCAAGACAGGGTGGCTCGATTTTCTAACCGGAGAGAATGATTTTACCAAGGACCTTACAACTGAAGGAATAGAGCCCAATCCAGGACCTAGCATGCT